TTACTTTCAAAGGTATCCCCCCTTATCAGGCGGTGACCTTCATCAGCGCAACTTCGTTCATGCGCTCGTAGCTGGGCAGAACAATTTCAGAAGCAAAGGTGTTGAGGTTGACCGGATGCTCATCCAGAATCTGGGTGATGGCAACGCCGGTGTTGACGATGGAGACCTGTGCCTTGGACGCGCCGCCGCGAAGGTCTGCCTCTTCCGGAGTCGTGCCGTACCAGGTGGAGCCGAGCGCACCGGAGGGAACGAACGCGACATAGCCGTTAGGAACAAAGCTGGCAGCTACGCCGCTTTCGTTCTTGTACTGCTTGTCGTACACGGCAAACTGAACATCGTTGGTGTCAGCAAAGACAGAGCGAACATCGCCGTCCGTGATATAGCCGAGAGTCTTCCCGATGGTGGACAGGAAGCGGTTCTTCACTGCATCCGTCTTGCCGAGAAGGTTGAAGGTGTAGCTGTTCATGATCAGCGTGACAAGCTCGGTGCCGGTCTTTGCACGGATCGCGTCCTTCACCGTCTTGATGTCGGCAAAGGGATCAGCCGTTGAATCCGCAGTCCACAGTGCGTTTCCGGACAGGGCAAAATAGTTTCCGCCAGAGCCGGAGTTGTACCAACTTCCATCCGGGTCATAGTTGTAGGTGTAGTCAACACCGTTTGCTTTGATCGAGATACCGGGCTGGCCGTTGGTCGGGAACAGCAGCTGCATGATCATCCGTTCTGGAACGACGTTTGCACCGGCGATCAGCTCGTTCGCATCGTCGTACATGCGGGAGAGGATCTCATTCAGATAAGGGTCATTCTGCTCCTGCACACGCAGGATCTCCTGACGGTCCTTCTCCTTGATCTTGAATCCCTCACGGAAGAAGGGCATCTCCGTCTCCAGCTTCTGGACACCGATCCTGTCACGGAAGGTGGCCTTCGCGTCAAAGGCGGACGGCATGAGGGAAACAGGCAGTCCCTTGTTTCCTTTCAGCCAGCTCAGATCGAGTCCGGCTTTCTTTCTTGCGGGGAACAGCGCAGTCCCCATGTAGGGAATCTGGTTGCTGTATACCTCGTTCCACTGCTCCGCAATTGCTTTCGGAGTAAAAAGTTCAGTCAAAAGCATTGTTTGCTACCTCCTTCGTCAAACGTTCACGCCGATATTCGTGCGGAACACGATACCGGGAAGCGCCGAATACAGACCGCTCGCATAGGTCACACCAGAATGGGCCTGAGCCTTTGTAGCGTCGATAATGCCCTGCACGACAGCCGCGCCGTTGGGGTTGGCAGAGGTGTCCACATCGTAGAGCAGGATGCCGACCGCACCGGCACCGGTGGTGGACGCGCCGGCGGAAGTCAGAGGCGTACCTGCCTTGACAACAGGATCGTCAGCCGGGGTAAACACGCCGTCAGAAGTAGTGCCAGGCACAGCAACCTTGATAGGAATTGCCTGAAAGTCTTTGGAAGCAAGAATTTCAACAGTTCCTGCTACCGTGGTAATATCCATGACCATCTTGAATCTCTCCTTTACTTGATATATTGATTCATCACATTTTCGTACTGCTTGCCGCTTCCAATCCTGGCCGCCGCAAGCTCTTTCGCCTTCTTCACGGCAAAGTCCGTCTTGTCATCATTGCCGCCAGCACCGTCCGGCTTCGGAGTTTTGTTCATCAGGTCTTCCCTGATCTTCTTCTCCAGCGCCTCTTTGTGCTTCGCACCGTTGGCAAACACCTTTTCCATGTTGCCTGACTGCATGGCTTCTGCGGTCTCTTTTGCAAGCTCTGCATCGTAGCCGAGATTGAGATATTTCGCCGTCAGCTCCGATATGGTCTTGTCCTTCCTGAGCTGTTCCAGCTCTTCCAGAATCTTTCTGTTGGCCTCATCGGTCTCTGCCGCTTTCTTCTCGTCTTCCGTCATCTTTTCCTTGAGCTGTTTTGACAATCCCGCCGCCTCAGAAGCCTTCTTATCGAAAACTTCCTTGCTCACGTACCTGCTCAGATCCACGGATTCCGGAATCTCAAACTTCGTCAGAGCCTCGACCTTCTGCTCTGCGGTCATGCTGTCAAATCCTTCAATTGTGCTGACATCAATAAATGGCATAACTCTTTTCCTTTCGGGTTTTTACGTCTTCTCTGACGAACAGATCATGATTGGGCTTATACACATCTCCGTGTTTTGGGCTTTTACGTCATCTCCGACTATATTCAGCGGTTTCCCGCAAGAATCCGTTTATTTCACCGGCTCAAACCAGCGTCTGCACCTCAGATGCGGCAGCGGCGGGATCTTTTTCGTCTCATACTCCGTGCCGTCCAGTCTCCTGCACTGTGCGCACACCCGGTCATCTCTCATCTCATGCCGCCGTACCTTCTTCACTCCGGCATCCAGAAACGCCTGGATCTCCGCGTCCTGAGACGTGAAGTCCGCATACCATGCTGTCTGCTGCGCTACATATCGGGCGGCTTTTTCCAGTTCAAGCTGCTTCTGCGCCTTCGTCGGAACAGCAAGGACTGCTTCCTTGGCCCGATCACGTTTTCGGATAAGCTCCGGTCGAAACGCATAGTGCGTGTTCTCGTCCGGCTCATCCAGCATTCTGGCCAGATACATCTCCACATAATCATCCAGATCGTCCTCTTCCGGATCCCTGTCTCTCAGAAACAGCCACATCTCCGTGTACCGTTCCACGTAAAGCTCCCGGTATGCCTCCTCACAGTCCGCCAGAATCCTCTCGTACATCACATCGACCGCTTTCAGTGTCGAAAGCTCATCGAATTTCAGCGTCTGCAATCCGCTTTTTGCCTGGTCAAGCCTCTTCAGGATCAGCCTGTTCAGGCTTCGGATTGTCCTGTCCGCCAGACGGTACGCCTCCGGTATTTCCCGTGTTGCCATTTCCCGCTATCCTTTCACGTTCCCGGTCAAGCTCCTCTTCCAGCGCCTTTTCCGCTTTCTTTTCCTGCTCCTTGCGCCATGCCATCGACATGTTGTACGCCTCATTCTTGTCCCCGAAGATGTCCCCGAACGCGTCAAACACGCACTTCGGGTTCAGCCTGTCGGACGCAAGTCCTTCCATGAAGCACTGGAATCTGCTCTGGAGATTGTTCAGGCTCTTTCTTGCGTAATTGATTCCGATGTCTTTCAGTTCCAGATTGAGCGGCGCTTTTACTTCGCAGATATTCAGGACAATCCGCAGGAACTGACGTTCCGATCTTGTAAACAGCTTCTCGCTGTCCTTCGCCCTCGACTCGGCCTCCGACCATCCGTCACGGAAGATCACCGCTTGTCCCGTGTCGCTGGTGGAAGAACCGCCGTTCCGGTTCGGCATTCCGCAGATCGTGAGATAGGCTTCCGTCATGTCGTCCACTCTCTGCTGGACTCCCTGCTGACTGAGTTCCGTCGCAATCCGGTAGACCTTTGCCTCCATCCCCTGCACGACCGTCTTGACCCTCACGGCCTTGCCGCCGATGGAGAGTTCTCCGTATTTGTCATCGTCAATGTCGCAGTTCTGGAACACGTCAAAGCCGTTGACGTAGTCCTGAATGGCATCCAGCGCATTGCTTTCCAGATCGTTGATGGCATTCAGAATCGGGATGACCGTTTCAAAGGCCCCCATTCTGGCCTCGTTGTTGATGTACTCCACCAGCGGAATGCCGCCGAGGATGTGCATCTCCTCCGTGACCTCGCCGTCACGCTTCACGGTAAAACACCGGTCTTCCGTATAGACCATGCAGAACAGTTCTTCGTTCTCGTCCTGCTGGATGATGACACCGGCCATCGGTCTCTCTCCGATTCTCGCGCTGTAAATGACAAACGCATCACGCGGGTCGAGCGTGTAGATGTAATACGGCGCGCCGTCCTGTACGCCGGCCAGCTCGTCTGTCAGGACAAAGCGGTCCGCAACGCCGCAGATGTGAGTCCAGTCCACGATCTCCTTGTCCTTGGACTCCTTGTCCTCCATCCGCATGTACTCGTTCAGCTGGCCGACACTTTGAGATATGCCGTCATCGCCGCCGATGTTCGTATACAGGATCGGCTCATTCAGCCGGTACGCGCTCTTGAACGTGACAATCTCATTGGCACGGTTTACCGTCACCTTGTTATTGATGTTCTCACGCACATACTTCTGTTTGAACCGGACATCCTGATTGCCCTTGTAATACTCGTACAGGTACGTGATCTGTGCGGCATTCACAGCATGAAGGGCAAGCGCCTTTTCCAGCACTTCCCTGACATTCTCTTTCGTGATTGCCCTGACAGAAGTTTTGATCTTGATCCTTCCTGTCATGCCGTCTGTCGGGAAGCGCAGGACTTCATTCACTTTGTACTGTTCAAGCCGCATGGGACTCCTCCCGACCTTGTTTTCATAAAAATGCCGATTTCCTTCCCGGCCCGTCATGCCCGCAGGGCCGTTCCGTTGCACGGCGACGCTTCGTCTCATCCCTACTCCCGGAGGCATCCTGAGAAAATGTCAAAAAACTCAGCCGGTACAGCGCCCGTGGGGCTTTACGAAAGGAGGTGAAGCAGCCGACATGCCGTAAGCTGTCTTCCCGGCAGCGGTCGATGCCCGTACCCCGCCGCCTGTCGTTATGAAAAAGCAAAAGCAAGCAATCTGCCCTGCAATCAAAATTGAATCCGCCTGCATACAAGGCACGGTATAAAATTCCAAATCTTCCTTGCTGTTCGTGCCTTTGGCAGACAAAAAAAGAGGGACCGCGCTGTGATCATTCACAACGTAGTCCCTCTCGACTCTTCAGCCCAACCGCTTATGGGCCGGTACAATGTTCAATTAACTTTTGACCGCAATCTCGTCTCTACGGATGCGTAGGATTTTGACCCTATCCTTCAATGGAAGAAGCTCTACACGGTCTCCGTGATTAATCGCTTTTTCAATTGCTGCCACCTGCTCTGGTGTCAGTTCATATGCGGTCTGTTTTCCTTCGGACATGTAGGTCTCTTTCTCGCCAAACTAACTCCGTACAACAATACCCGGTCTTTCCGCAAATCTGTGAAAGCGAAATCTCATATTTCATCTTATTTCACAGCAACTTTCTATCTATTTTTACAGTTTCCACAATAGCACAAAACGCAAGAAATGTCAATATTTCAGACCGTGTTATTGCAATTATATCTTCCTTTACCACGGCCGTGACATGACTTCCACCTTCGCCGCCGTAAAGCCCTGCACATAGTCTGCCAGCATCGCCACAGCATCCGGAACGTCGTCATGCTTGTTCTTCCCGGCCATCGTGTAAGAGCACAGAAAGTTCATGAACCGCTTGTATTCCTTGTCGCCCTTGATGACCGAGTTGTCCCTGAACAGGAAATGCTGCTGCACAAAGGGCTGTGCCATGATGATTTTCGTCTCCTTGTTCTGCGTGGTGTATTTGGTCGTGATTTTCGTGCGCCCGCCCCGCGCCTTTACTTCCGTCTGTACCTTCTCCGCAACTTTCCCGCCTGCGGAGTTCGATTCAAACCGGCTCATGTGAATCCTGTGCTGAAGACATTTGCTCACCAGACGCGCCTCCACGACATCCGGGTTTGAGTTGTCGCAGAGCACGTCCTCGATGTAGAAGTCCTGCCCGTACTGATACGCAATCGGCATCACGCAGTAGTCCGTGCCTCTGTCCTTTGTGTCACACACGGAGAGGATCGCGTCCGGCTCCCCGTCCGGAAGTTCAAAATACCGCCGCAGTTCGTTTTCCGCATAGAGCAGCCCTTCCCGTTCGATCGGCTGGTTCATGAACAGCGCCCGCCAGGATGCGTCATCCATCGTCTCCCTCTGGTCATGATAGAACTTTGTCGTGAATCCCGCCTCAATCGGATAGTCAAAGTTCGATTCATCATTCTCATTCAGGGCCGACATCACAATGAACCGCGCCCTGCCGGAATCCCCGTAGAGCTGTTCCAGCCGTCCGAGAACATCCCGGACGCTCCACCGCGTCGCGATGTGTAGTTCCCGGCATTCCCCGATCTTTCTCTGCCGCAGGTCCACCGTGTACTGCCCCCAGAGCTTGTCCAGCCGGTCCTTCGACAGCGCCGTTTCCAGGTCCGGAACCAGATCATCACAATAGAGCAGCTGCTCTGCTCTCACCTTACCGGCATTCCCGCTTCCGACCGAAGAAAATTCAAGTGTCGTGAAACGTTTCCCGTCCTTCCTGTCCCGCCCGACATCGATCATCATGTCCTTCGCGTTCGTGGAGATCACATGCAGCTCCGGAAAGATGTCATTCCACAGATAGTCCCCCATCGGGTCCAGCATTCTCAGACATTCCGCATACGCTCCGTTCAGGAACGAATTTGCATGAGAACCCGTCAGCATCGGTTTCTCCGGATGCCTCCCGGCCAGCCATGTCAGATAGAACAGCGCAAGCGTCGATTTCCCCGTGCCAGGCGGCATCGAGATCGCCAGCAGTTCCAGCTTCCCGTCCGCCAGCTCCTGCATCGCGTCAACAAGCTGTTTCAGCTGTTTCCTTCTCGGCAGATAGAACTGTCTCCCGTAGTCCCGGTTCTTCTCCGTGTAGATCAGATAGCTGTCAAAGCTCACCGGCGCGTCGAACAGATGCGACCGGAAATACAGGTCCATCGCCACGCTCCCGCTTGTCTTGAAATGCTCTCTTGCCAGCCGCCGGATTTCTCCCCCGTGTTCATGGTCGTCTATTGTCCTGGACAGCTCAAACGCATCCTTCAGTGCCCCGAAGTCCTTCGCCCCTCTCGCAATCAGCCGTTCCTCCAGCGCCATCGCTTTTTCTCTTGTCATCGCCATTGCCGAATCAAATTCACCCTTTTCTCATTCGCCAAACATTCCCTCCACACATCCGCCTTTTTTGTTTTTGGAAAATTTTTGAGTTTACTGTTTTTCCCATTTTACCATAAATCAGCCGGAAGAACAACCTTGAACAGCCCGTTTTTCGTACTCAAAAAGCCGTAGAAATGTCCATCAGATTTCTGCATTTCATCGAACTTGCAGTTTTCTTTCAAAAACCGTGACATTCAACAGCACTTTTAAAAAACAAGCCCAAAAACGTCAAACCATCAGCAATCATTGGCCTTTTCAGCGTTTTCTCTCCATTTTTGCATGTTCATTTCATGGGGTGTTTTTGAACACACAAACATTCTTGCCTGCTCAAAACACACTCGATTTTGAACAAGCAAAACCGTTTTGCCTGTTCAAAACAGGGGGGGTTTTTGAACAACGTAATAAGAATATATAAGAAGAATTAATAAGAAGAAAAGAAGAAGGGTCGCTCCGCTCCCCATTTCCGCTTCGCGGTTTTTCCCCGTCCAACCTGATCGCCCCTGTCGTTACATTCCTCCATGTCGCCTGTATTACGTATGCATTATGCCTGCATTATGCCTATATTACAACATTATGCCCTCATATCATGTCCCGTTATATTACCACCCCATCCCTCTCTCACACTCCTGTGCTCTTCACATCTATCGAACTATCAAACTATCAAACTATCAAACTGTATCACAATCATGGGACTTTTTTGTTTTTCGGATGCTCGGAGGGCTAACCCGCCGCCCGGCTGCCTGGGCATATCCCCCGCCGGTCATGGCGTGGCTTCCAGAAAAAAAGCATGATCAGAACGCCGGCAAAAAACAAAATGTCTGAAAAGTTATAGAATCCGGTCAATTCATCCGGTTTTCAGAACTTTTTTAAAATTTTTTGGTTCGCATAATAACGATTGAGCGAACTTCATTTCCGGCGGCCATGTTTTCAGTACCAGGGACGCGGGAAAGATTGTTAATACTTTGATTATTGTTTCATGAAACGGTTTCCGAAACTTTTTCATATGAAAATATTTTTCGTTTTGTTGACTGTCTGAAAATTAATTTCAATCTCATTCCATAAACAATTTAATTGCAAATTAGTTACACTATGATCAATCTGCCGGTGACAATAGCAGATCACGAAAAGAGCATAATCAAGAAAGAGCAGGACCGGAAAAACATCGACGACGGCACCGACGACGGCCGCGGCCGCCATCCTGGTATTACGGCTAAAAAGAGAAAAGAATAGCACGGCCGAAAAACAGATAAAGCCGCACAATCAAAAATAAGGCGGTTTTTATGCACGTTATTAGAGGACATGAAAAGATACCACCGCGCGCACAACGTGTGTTAAAACAAACGCAGGCACGGCAAAACAGGCACGACACGTGCAGCCACGATACACAGGCAGCATAATCCGACGGCTTGCCATGCCGACGGACGGCACACTGTACAAATTGCACAATTCGTGACGGCTGAATTTGTGCAAAACAGAGAATAGTCATTATCTATCAAAATAGGTATTGACTATTGGATATTAACTATGCTATTATGTACATGTCAAGAGGAAAGACGACGGGACGACGGTCCGGACCTGAAATCAAGACAAGATGAACCTTGAAAATTTAGCAGCGAAAACCGAAACGCTAAAACCGCGACGGACTGAGCATGCAACGACGGCTGAAAAGCAAGAGCGTGCCGGAAACGGGCTGAAATAGGACAGATTGAGATTGACGGCCTGTTCGGGAATGAAAAGTAAGTTTTCCAACTGAGAAAAAATTCCCTTTTCACCTTTTCAAAAGCAGAGCGGGAAAGATTCTTTCCGGCTCTGTAATGCAGCCAAAACTGAAAACATTTTGCAGGTCACAAGCCCTGGTAAATGCAGAGTGAATAAATTTTGAAAAAGGGGAAAATACAAAATGACAACTTTTGATCTTTATCCTATCGACAGCCGCAAGAGCTTTTATGGAAAAGCTAAAGTCTTTCAGAGAGACGACGGAGCCGCCGTTCTAAAGAGCTATGATACAGATGTATGCATGATTGACGCGCACGGTGTATTTCATCGTTTCTGGAGTGGAGAGAGTGCGACAACAATGCGTCACATTAATTCGTTTTTGGCTTATTACGGTATCGACGGCGGCGGTGTAGCCTGGTGGAGAAAGCAGCATGTAGAACAATTTGATTGGGTTGCTTTCTTTATTGGAAAGCCGGTAAAGGAAGAAAAAGCAGTTATGCAGATGACAGCGGCATAATAAAAGCCGCTGTAATGCAGCTTAACACGTTCAAAGCCGTGTAAACTGTAAATTTAAAATCTGAAAG